GCTCAACCGAGCCGACGACATAGGCGATGCTGCGAACGGTCAGCGTGTCATCCGCGCCCGCATCGTCGGGCAAATCCGCCTCGGCCACCACGAACATCGTCACACGGCGATGTCCTTGCTGCGCATGATCGACGCCTTCCAGCGCCGATAACTCGCCCGTCGACACCTCGACGATATCACCCGCATTGCGGGGCGAACCGGCAGCGACAACCCCGTCTTTCAGGATCTCGACTTTCGTCATGTCGCGCCCCCCAAGACCGGTTTCGGATCGCCGGTATCCGCGCCACGATTTGCGAGGCCCTCACCGGTCACAGCACGGTTGCGCAGTTCCTTTGCTGCCTTGCGCGCGCCGACATCGGCCTTTGCAGTCTTGACCTGCGCCGCATCGGTCGCATCGACGCCGCGATTGCCGCCGACGATCAGGTTGGCATCGGCCACGTCGAGCACTTTTTTGCTACCGGCCTTTACAACCTTTCCGGCGACGCGAGTGTCTTTGGTGAAATAGACCTCGGCAGTATCGCCTTCGACGGTCAGTTTTCGTTTTGCGGGCATGAATGCCTCCTGTTGATAAGGGTCTCACGACCCGATTTGCACGGTGATATCGAGAGCAAGGGCGGGTGTGTCGCCCCCGCCGGGCGTGGGCGCGGTGTTACCCGTGCCCTCATCCGGCACCGTCCGTCCTGCGCCAACAAGATAGCTGGCGAGGCTTTCCCCTGCCTCGACCACTGTGCCCGTTGGAATGGGCGTGCCGTTCCAGATGATCTGTCGGGCGATGCGCAGAGGGTGCGGGCCGGTTTGAGGGCGAGCCACGACGATGGCGAGTTATACGCCGTCGTTGCCGAGCGTGAAGCTGGCGGGGTGGCGCAGACCGACATCGAAGTCCTGATGCGCGTTCAGCGTCATTCCGCCCTTGGCCGCGTTGTCGCCATACGGATCAGGCAGGATATCGACCCCGGACCAGAACGCGATGATCAGGTCGGACCAGTTGCCGAACATGATATCACCGGCAGTGATCTGGTTCGATACCATCGCCCGCCCGATGATGCGGTCCACGCTGTCGGGCATGATGAACTGACCCGATCCGGCATCCTTGACCGTGGACATCAGATCGGCGGCCATCTCTCCATCGACCGTCCAACCGAGCGACCCCATCAGGGCATTTGCCCCGGCGATATCGCCCCACATTTCGGTGATTTCCGCCCAGATCGGAATCGCTCCGGCGAAAGTGACCGACCCGACGCCCGTGGTGTTGGCGATGCCAGTCGGACGGTTGCCCATACCGTCGCCGCCCGCGCACCCATTCCCAGCGCGACGGTCTGGTTGCGTAGGATGTCGATGAATTCGGTCGCGCGCAGCTCCGTCTCGACCAGATTGCCCGCCGCCGTTGCCGTGCCAGTCGACAGGGCGCGCTGGCCGTTGCCGTTGCCCCAAACATCCGCAGGGACGAGGATGCCCTTTGACGCACGACCATATTGAGCCTGTGCCGCCTCGCTGACCTCGATCTCGAATTTCGCCTCGTCCTGATACTGGCGCGAGGTCGGGCGGTTGAGATGCCGGGCAGCGCGAATGAAACTGAACCGCTTCGCTTCCGTGTCGGTCAGGCCGACCGAGGCATGCGCCGTTTGTGCGCGTTGGAAATCCTCGTCGCCCAGCTTTTCGAGGACGCGGCCCTGATATTCAGCGGCGGGGATACCATCGCGCACGGCCTGATCGCGGTGATCCGTTGGCATGTTGAACCGCTGACCCATCTCGGCGATGTCCTCGCGGCGCTTCATTTCCGCTTTCATACGCTCATCGGCGCGGCGGTCGATTTCCGCCTCGTCGATTTTCGGAGTTGCGGGCGCGGTGCGGGTTCCGGAGGCCGCATCCTCTTTCTTCTTGTCTTCGACCGGCATTGCGGCCTCCTTTTCTCGGGTGGTGTGAACGGGGATGGTGAGGGTGTCCTCGCCCTCGCGGGCGCGGCCCAGGCCGACCGTCTGGTCGGCGGGGATCGTGACGAGGCTGATTTCCATCGGCTCCCAGTCGGTCACGCGATAGACGCGCTCGTCATCGGTTTCAGATTCGAGGCGCAAGGCATGTACGCTGTAGCCAACACTGATCGAGCCACGCTCGCCGCTGGCCACGTCTTCCATGATTTCGGTCGCCCGCACCGACTTCGAGAACCGCACCCGCGCGCGGCCCTTTCCGCCTGTGATACTGGCACTCTCGATTACGCCGATCTGGCTTTCGGCATTCGTGCGATGATCCAGCAGCAGCGGGGCGCGGCCCGAGGCGATCCAATCCATGCGGATTTCGCCTGAGCCATGGCCAAGAACTTCTTGCCCGAAATATCGCTCGACCGGCTGTTCGCTCGAAAACGTCAGGTCGAAGACACGGGACGGCTCATCACTGCCCTCGCCGGGGGCGGCACGCACCGCCTCGACTGCCAGCGCGCGGCCCTGCATCGTTTTTGGGATTTCAAGCGTCGTCTTTGTCGTCGTCATCGTCTTTGTCCTCCCCGGAATCGGGCTTGGTGTAGAGAAGCGATGTCGACGGCTCGCCTGTTGCAGCACACGCCACTCGTCGCGCTCCTCGCCCTGTCCGGCGCGTAGGCTGGAGAAGTTCGCACCTTCCAGATCGTTGGTCAGGGCCGCATAACTGACGCCCATCCCAGCCGCACCCGCGCGCAGCATGTGCTTGGCAAAGGGGCCGAGTTGCTGGTCGGGATACTTCGGGTCCCAGTTGGCAACGTCGTATCCAGTCGGCAGGGTGTCCCATTCGCCGATTTCGGTGGTGTCCTCATCCTGATCATCGCCCTCGACCGGCGAGGGCGACATCGCGTCAGCCTGTCGGGTGAAGAACCCGAACTTGCGCGCGCCGTATCGCGCCGCCGCCAGCGCGCTCTCGTCGAGATCGGACAATTGCGACAGACGCCGCAGGGCCGTGTGCGCCCATGGCTCGGACAACAGATGCTCGGGATCGCTGACCCGCCCGATATGGATGATTTGCGCGGCAGGCACGCGGATGCGCTCGCGGCGGCGGGCGAGACGCGATCGCGGATGCACCGTAAACATGTGATAGGCGACCGGGCGACCCAGCGGGTCGCATTCGATGCCTCCGTCGATGTATCCGCCGCCGCCCCGATACAGCCGCAGGAACATCTGGCCGTCCCGCGCGCTCATCCGCACCGCCATGCGCGACAGGCTGGCCAGCGAATGCCGTCCACAGACAGTGCAGTTGCCCCGCCGCGCCCAGCGTTTGAATTCCGTCTCGACCGCCGTGTTCGTGTTCCGATCCAGCCCTCCGCCTGCATCGCGTACCTGCATGCGCAGGGCAATGCCGGTCGGGCCGATCACATGCCGCTCGACCAGATTGAGAAAGGCCCGCATGTGGTCGTTGTCGCGGGCAGCCTTGCGCGAATGGGCGACGAGACCCATCAGATCGTCGCGGATACGGTCACGGTTCGATGACGCGCCAATCCAGAAATTGCCGACGATCCGGTCGGGGCGCGCGGCGGCGTACCCGGCGGAGAGCATCGAGGACTTGCGGCTCATGTCAGGTCATCCGAATGAGTTTGCGGGTGATGCCGTCACCACGTCCGCCGCGCTCGCGTGTCACGAGGGCCGTGAAATGCGCCTGCAGGCGGATCAGATCGGCGACGGGGGTGCGCGAGAGGCTTCGCCCCTCGATACTGTAGCTTTCCTGATCTTTGCCCGCGCGGCCCTGCAGCACCGCCTCGATAGCGGCGAGGGCCTTTTCGTTGTCCGTGCGCTGGTCGCCGGTCGCGGTGGCGGCATCGGCGAAGATACGCAGGGTGCCTTGGCCGACCGTCACGCGGGCGGCGTCGGCATCGCGCGTGATGAAAGCGACCCAGCGTTGCAAGCCGGTCACGACCGCGTCGGTATCGGATTTCGAGACGACGAAGACGCCGCCCGACGCCGTCGCGGTGATCGCAACAGGCGCGCCGCCCGCCTCGGGCGACAGGGCATAGGACAGAGTGTAATCGACAGGGTCATAGGATGCCGCAAGGGCGCTGTCCTGCCAAGCCCACAAATCCCCGGCGACGAGCGCGCTGGGGATCCCGTTGGGGAGGGTGTCGAAACGGTTGTTCATGATAATTTCAGACTGTTCGAAGCACGGATGCTGCCCCGGCGCTTTTTCGCTTTTGGCGCGGGCGCATCTTCGGTTTCGGTGTCGGGGCCGGTCGAGACGGCAAAGCTGTTGCGATCCAGCGGGGCGGCCCAGGCGGGGGGCTTGTCCCAGTTGATCGATTCTGCGCGCAGGGCAATGACGAGGCCGAGGCCGTAGACAGACAGGTCGAGCGCCTCGTTGCGCTTTTGCCCCGCCCGCAATTCCCATCCCTTCTCACCGCGCCGCTCGGCGGCCAGCTCCGTAAACACTTCGGGCGGCAGGGAGGCGGAGAGGTGAAAGGCCCGCGCCCCAGCCAGATCACGCGACAGGGAGGCGGCGAGTTCGTCTTTCAGCAAGTCGGTCGCGATGTTCAGCAGCGGGATATCCTGCACCACCGTCTTGCCGCGCCCAGGGGCCTTCGGCATCCGATGCTCGGCACGAAACCCGAGATTGATACCACCTCGACCGCGCACCAGATGACACAGCCGATGCGCACCACCCGTGCGGCGGCGACGATACCAGTCATAGGCTTTGTCCGTGACGCCGGTCGCGCCGTGGGAATCGCATGCGACCCCGACCGGGCGCAGCGCAACATCGCTGCCCTCGACCGGCCATGATCGCGACAGCAGAGGCGTCAACGCTTCCCAGTCTTCCACAAACCGCGCGGGATCGATGGCGCGGTTTGCGGCGCGTGGCGCTGTCGCCGGAGGATTCGCGATGTCGAACCGGTCGATCATCCAGCGTTCGAGGTCCTGCCCCCAGGCATCGACCTGCACGACGAAGCGGTTTGCCTGCACGTCCACCTGCACGGTGATGAACCGGGTCGCCGCCGGGGCGGTGCCTTGCGGGCGGTCCCCCGCAATCTCGCGCAGTTTTTCTTTGCGCGGGGCAGATAGGGCAGACCGAAATCGGTGTTGATGACCGTCTTGAGCGCCGTTTCGTCGGCGGTGTCATCCAGCGCGGCGAGCGCCTGCTCGTAACGAGTCACAAGTTCGTTCCAAGGCGCGAAGGCCGCAGCCGGGCCGTGCAGCCAATAGCTGGCGATATCCGTCTCGCGCAGGCCAGCATCCTCGATATCGCACAGACCACCCGTGCTGTCCTCGTGCAGCCACAGACCGGCGGCGTTCATCTCGCGCTTGTGTTTCGGCTCGATCACGGATCCGCAATCGGGGCAAGATAGCGTCGCCTTTGCCCCCGCCGCCGCCGGGGTGGGTGCGTCCTTCGGATAGTCGAGGCGTTCCATGCGTGGCTCAAATCGCTGGCCACAATCGCGGCAATTCCAGTAATATCGCCCCCGCGTTCCCGCGCCAACGATGGACAGGATGCCCGTGCAGGGCGGCACCGCATGGGGCGTCTCGGCTTTCCAACCCTCATCGAGCAGTGGGCGACCGGGCGATCCCTCGATCACAACCTTGCCCAAGCCCCCGAAGGTCTGGGGCCGCTTGCGTGCCAGGGCGAAGGGCGACCCCTCGCCACTCAGATCGTCTGGCATCCGGTCGTAATCGGTCAGCATCACAAGCGGGATGTCGCGAGACGAAAGCTGCGAGACAACCGGCCAGCCGATGGTCAGGCGCATGCCGCCGCGAAAGCGCTTGTCGTGGGTGTTGTCTGACCCCTTGCCGGTGGCACGTCGCTTTGCAAGTTCGGGCGAGTTGCGCAGCATCGGGTCGATTTTCTCGATGGAGTATTCCCGCGCGGCCATCTGTGACATTTGCACGATATGTGTAGTGCGCGGATTGCAGACGACCGCGTGGGCGAGGGCGTTCTCGATCAGGGCCGCTGTCTTCACGCAGCGGGCGGGGCCGCAGAATGCAACGACGCCGAAGCGCCGCGACGTTATCTGGCGCATCGGCTCGATCATGTAGGGGGCAACATCGTTGCGCCAATCGATCCAGTGACCGCCCGCATTGACCCGGCGATACTGCGCCGCCGCGTCGTCGACTGTGATACGGTGCGGCGGGGCCAGTGCGGGCAGCGCGGCGCGCAGGGCATCATCGGCGGGGGCGTGTGGCGGCAGGGGCGGCAGGTCGCCACCCATGCCGCTGTCGTCGCGATCATCGAACATCAGCGTCATGCGAGCGCCAGCTCCTCGACAGGAATCGGCTCCATCGACGCCCCTGCGATCCGCTGTTGCGCATCGCGCAGAGCGTCGTCGCAGGCCGTCACCGCGCGCTCGGTCTGATCCGCCGTCAGGCCAACTTCACGGGCCAACCGGTCGGGCAGAGCATCAAGCGCATCGCGAAGCGACGAAAACACAGTTTCGAGAACCTCCTGGACTTCATCGACCGGCACCAACTCGCGGCGTTGGCGGGCGGCCTGCATATAGGTGATCTGGGCGAGCGCGATCTCGCGCTGTTCCTTGGGTGTTAGGCGGGCGCGGCGGGCGCGCTCGGGATCCGCATTGACGAATGCAAGCCGCAACTGGGCGGCGGATTCGGCGGCGGATTGCTTGCGAGCCTCTTCCTCGCCATCGCGTGTCTTTCGCCAAGCGTAGCAGTCAGAAAGCTGAAACCGATAGCTGCGCCCGTTCGCGCCCTTTTCGAGAAAGGGCATTCCGGCACGAACCCAGTTGTCGACCGTGTTGACCGACACAGCCATGGCTTCCGCCAACTCCGCCCGGTTCATTTCCACATCCGCGATGCCTTCCGGCAGGGATGCGGCTTCCTTCGACACGATCAACAACCTCCATATCAAACTACCCTCGCCACCAAACCAACTTTCCCCAATCCTATGCGGTGCGAATTACCCGTGAGGCGGGCAGCCGGGGAAGGACCCAAGGGATAGTCAGCGGGCGACGCGCAGGGCTTCCCGCATCGCGCGGCGAAGATGGAACGGGAAGCGCGCAAGGGCAGTTTTGCGCGCCTGATATTCGAAAACCGGATACCAGAGATCCCGTTTCACAGATTAGCGAAA